GAGCCCTCCAACTCTTCAACGGACGAAACGGCTTCGTTCGTTTCCGCGTTGAACTCGATGATTACTTCTTGTTTCTTCAGAGCCATGAGATAAGGGTGTAAGTCAGGTAAAACAAACCACCATACCAGCCGCACACAAGAGCGACGGAGAGAGTCAGGTCAAGCGGGTACAACCACTTGGGCAACGGTTTCTTGACTTTCGCGTTCTGTAAAAACGCGATGCCGTTCATAATGTGCTTTGGGTCTTTCATTGTGGTTGTGTCGTTTGGAGTTTGGGCTTGCACAAGTTGGCCGGCGTTACCGAGCCGTGGGATGTGGTGTTCTTGACCCAGTTGTAGCCATACAATTCGCAACACCGCTTGGAACCGTAATCTGGGTCCACCTCTGTCGAATTATTGAATAGGATGAAGTTGTAGCGGCTGGCATAACCTGTCGGCTCGTCTTCGCATATATCCACGTCGGAAAGCTCTTTTATGAGTTCCACCTGACAGGTGCCCTCTACGTTGGCGTCATAAGACAACGAACGCACACGGTAGTAGCTATCCTTGATGAAGATTCTGTCGCTAAACTCGAAGTCGGCAAGGTCAACTTTCGAGAGGCGCATGGTGCAAGTCATGATACGTGCCTCCTCGCTGTACAATTCGGTCACGTATTGCGCCCAGTATTGGAAGTATAGAGTGTTGGCTGGGTTGGCTTCAATCGGAAAGAACGGGTGTTCCATGCCGTAGTTCAAGTCAAGGTCATCGACGCTTGGAAAGTCCGATGAATAGTTGCTGAAGTAAGGCCACAACGTGCCGCTCAACACGGCGCTCTCTGCATCGTTCCACATATACCACGTTCCAAACTGATTGCTCAAACCAGCCCAATACGCCAACATCGGCAACGGCTTGTCTACCGGGTCGCCGTTTGCGGTCATGCTTCGATGGATAGGGTATGAGGTGCCCGGGATGAGCGACGTCATGTATTGTTGGAATGTGGTTTCTATTTTCTTTTCGCCGCTGGCAAAATCATTGACCGGGTCAAGGACGCGGTACGCGCCATACACGCGGTCAAACGTTTTTTGTACGAGGTCGCTGACAAAGTCCGTGCCGGGGCGGTATGTCCATTCATATTTCTGAGCCTGTAGGTCAGTGGTTGGTTTGATGGTAACATCCATGCCGTAATCCACCTTGTCCGTCCAATCCTTAGCCGTGCCCGTTGCGGTGTAGTCGTTGAACGGTTCAATCAGTAGGTGGTTCGGCTTGTTCTTGTCTGGCACGAACACGAGGTTGAACATCTTTTGCAAGCCAAGGATGAAATCCAGTTGTTGCATCTCCGGCACGTTTTCGGCCATCGTCACGTTACGGCCTGAAGTCACGTCTACAGCCGGTGTAATCGTCATCCATGTGGTATGCCACAATCCAACCTTAGGCGTAAACGTAGACCCGCCCCAAATCTTGGACGTGATGCCGTTCAGTTCGCGATAGATAGAGATGGTGTCGCCCGTCTCGAAGAAAAAACCGTTTGCCGTGACGGTGTTGTTTATGACACCCCCAGCGGCGGCGGGGGCAAAATCAATCGTATTGAACAAGACGTCGCCATTGTTTGACGTAGCAGGTATGGTATAGCCGCCCGGCGATGCCGAAGTGTCCACCAACGTTCCTATGGATGAACCGTTTTTGTAGAGGTAAACCTTGACGTAATGCGCTACGGTTGTCGACTTCTCCCATCGGCAATGAAAATCGATGTGGTAATACCCGCTGCTAGGCACGGTGTACTCGTAGCCGCCGGTGTTTGTCCAGTTGTCGGTAGGGTCGGAGGCGTTGGTAATCGTGTCAACGAGCAACAACTTGTTTAGTGTGTAAGTTCCTGTCAGGTCTCCGTTCAACCCTACGGCTATGCTTGTGTCTTCATCGTCTTCAGATTCAATCGCGTTCTTGCCGAAACACGGCACATACATCTCTGAAAATGCGCCGGAGCCGGTGCCTTCGATGAAGTCAGAATCGTATGTGAAACCAGCCTCATCCATGATGGCGTCGAAGATGTCTTTTGCACGCATGAACGGAGTCAGCTCGCCTTGATACAATCCGTCCGTGGCTGTCCACGGTGGGTTGTCTGGTACGCTCCAGTTGTTGCCCTTGTCAATGAGGCCGTATCGTATTTGTCCAGCAAAGGGTAACGAACCCGTGGCCGCCCACGAGTCTTGAATGTTTGCGAGGTTCAAAATGTGGTCGTAGGCCGACAAGTCAAGGTCGGACAAGAGCTTGCCGTTTGTCTTGGCGCGTAGGCTGGGCACACCGAGGAACAAAATCTCGATGTCAGCGTAACGTTCCTTTTGTTGGTAGATTGATTTGACTTGGCAAAACCCGCTGACAATGGGCACCGAATCGGTCATCAATTCTGCCGGAATGTTGAGCTTCAAATTGCGGCCACCAACTACTGAAGGGTTGTTGATAGCACCAAAGAAGTCTAGATTGTTTGGTGTAGCTGGCAACCGGAACGTCTGAGAGAAAGAACCGCTCGCGGCGTTGATTTCCTGTATGTTGGAAAATTGCAACGTCAGATTGACGGACTCGTTCTCGTACAGGTCCATCTCGTTGCCGTCAAGAATCAATCTTAGCATCGGATGTCCTGTGAAAGTTCAATAACGAATGACACGTCGAACAACTCTGCCGACGCTGGTTGCACCACATACGAGTCGGTGTTGATTGTGCATGGCAACCAATCGCCGGTTCCTACGCGGTACATGACATTTTTAGAACGGAAGGCGTATTGCAACAAATCGCGCTCTTGCACACTGAACGAGCGGTTACGCAGTTGATATGACTCCGTTCCTGTAATGTGGTACGACGTGTTTTGTCTTGACCAAGGGTTGGCACGAAATGCCGTCAGGCCGTAGGTTCCAACTGTCTGTCGGTAGTTTTTGGTTTCCTTCGTAATAGTCTTGAGGTTGCGCCCGTCAAAACGTAGGTAGTCCCAACCGCCTAACGTGTTGGAGAAAGCAATTTGGACAGGGTCGTTTTTGATGGGTCGGCAGTCACGGCGTACGCGGATGGTCTTGGTTTGTGCCACGGGCGTAGCGGCGGCATTCACGCCGTCAATGTCGTAGTATTGCCAGTCGGTGTCCCAGTTGGTGTCTAATAACTCTGAGACGTTGTAAGGGCCGAGCGGCATAGCCCAAAAGAACGCCCGCATCGAAGGGTAGCCCGTGTAAGCTACCGTCGTGTATTGCGTATGAACAAGGGTGTCCGTGTCGTCATAAAGGCGAATGCGTATGCGGTTCAGGCTTGTGCTGACACCAAGGAAGAGCGGGGTGTACCCGTTCACGATTGCTTGGTCATCGTCAGCCATCATGATTTCTCCGATGTGGTCAGGGGTAGGTGGGTTCACTGCTGCCTTGGTCAAGTCAGTCAAGAACCACGGGCGGGATGAACCCGTTGGGTAAAAGTCGCGGAAGTCAGGGTCAATCCCATCAACGACTTGAAACGTGCCACCGTGCAAATACATGACCGACGTCACGCTGATTGTTTCTACACCTGCATCGTAACGTCCGCCTTTGACGGTGTACTTCAAAAAAGCACCATCAGCAGCAGAATCGAGGCCGCCTGTAATGTCAAAAATGATGCTGTTCGAGTCGTTGGCGATTGGTGCTTCAACGCGGCCTTCGGCGATGTCGCTCAAATCAAAATGAACGCGGTTGAAGGCATTTGGTGTCAGGTACAGCTTGGCAATCTCTGTTCCGTCGCCTGTAAAGGTTGTGTTTTCATACACCACCACAACGTAACGTTCCGGCGTGGAAGCCGAATCATACAGGCTGTATATGAGCTTTTGGCCGGCTGGTCGTGGCCCTGTGAAAGCGGATAACGGCGTGCGGGTAAACGTTACGGCCATTGTTATTTGATTTTGATTGTTATTGGTCCAGCTTTGAAACCGAATGTCGACACGAGGTCAGAAACCAACGCTTCGCCAAGCGTTTCGGATTCGCGTGGTATGATTGTTTCCAAGGCCACCGTGTAGTAACGCAACGCCGTAATACCACGGCGCTTGACGCTACGAGCGATGACGTAGGCGGCGCTGTTTAGGGCTCCCTCTGTCTTGCGTCTGAATCGTCCCGTTCCTTGTTCGCGTAGGCGCACCGGCTTGACACGCATCCAATCTTTGATTGACTCAACATGAGCCTTGGATGGGTTTTCGTATCGGTACGAGTATGGGGCTCCGTCTTGCTTCTTTTGTGTTCCGTTGACGCCCCAATGTAAAAACGTTGCATAGGGAAGGGGTGAGCCAAATTGCACACGCCCGTTCCCGATGCTATACGTCAAGGACTTTTGCAGGGCACGCGACGCGACGCCGTAAGTTCGATTCTTGCCAATCTTACGTACGCCGAGTTCACGCTTTGCCGCAAGGTTTACCTCCTCAGCAAAATACGCAAGCGCCCTATCAAAGTCCGGTGTCTTCATTTGCTTCTACCGAGCACAACGGCGCTCAAAATGCGCTTGAGTAGGTCGACGATGTTGTCGTCTTTTTCCGTTTCTGTCAAGGCCGTAATCGTGCCGGCGGCTGTAATCACGGCGAGCAAAATTTCGCTCCAGTTTTCTACAAAAAATTCCATGAGTTAAGGGTTTGGGTTTTTCAGTTTTTCAACCTCTGTTTTGAGGGTTTCGATTTCAGAGAGGCGCTCGTTGACAAACACAACCAAGCGTTCGAGCATCGCGAGTTGTTCCGCGCCTGTTACGGCGGCCTTCTCTTCTCCAGTTAATTCAAAGGGGTCATGCATGGTTTACGGTTACGGATAGGGTTTGCGGTTCCATCGTTATCGTCCCGGGGTTGGCCGCGATTAATAGTTGGAGGTCGAGAGTGTTTGCAAGTTGCCAGAGGTAGATGGTGCTCAGGCTCGCCGAGATAGTGTACTCGGTCGCGGTGCCGTTACCTATGACCGTGGCGGAGGTGTATGTTAGGGAAGCCCAACACCCCGTCGCGTTGGCAAATTGCAGGACGGCCAAGGCTCCGACGGGAGCCGTAACTTCCCACGTCGCCGAGATAGACATCTGTGAATCAATCGCAGGAGGGAACGCGCTCAACTGAGTCGCCGCCGCATTGAACCCCATAGACCAACCGGCTCGGAGTTCCTGTTCAAATGTCAAAGAACCAGCCAAGACGCCGCCGAAGGTCAAGCTCTTGAGCCCTGTTCCTGTCAAGTTTTGGGTCGCGGTTGAGTTGGCAGTCCACACGCTTTGTTGCCCGTCGCTGATTGGGTAACCAGCTTCGAACGCATCTGACGTGGAATTGTAAACGAGTGTCTCGTTGTTGCTTGGGTCGGTTGTTGGAAGTCCGTACGCGCTTTCCTGAGTGTTCCCCGTGGAACCGATGAAGAACTTGCCATCGGGTAGGTTCGGGACATCGTTGGTCCGACCAATACACGACACTTGCAACCCTTGTAAGATGGTTCCATTTGTCTTGAGAACAATACCCACGTTTTGAATGAGATAGGTCCCGGTTGGCTTTGTTTGCGACAAACCGCCGCCGGAGTTGCTCACGTACAAGATGTCGCCCTCGGCTAGTCCTGTAAAACCGGAGATGTTTGTGTTGTAGACCCCCGTCAGAATAGCAAAGCCGTCCTGTGTGCTTGACGTGTTAAGCTCCGTCTCGGTTATGCCGATTGCGGGCATCTTGGCCGGGTCGGATGCGTCGGCAATACCTACACGGATGCGGTCACTGCCTCCAATCTCTCCTCGTGTGTAAATTGGTGTTCCTGCCGGAATGGTGGCCCCTTCGTCGTTTCGGACTGGGAAGTGTACCTTTTCGGCTGTGTCGGAATCGCCTCCGAAGGTCAAGGTAATCTCTCCGTCTCCATCGTCTGTCAAAGAGCCGTTTGGTACGTTGATGGTTGCCACGCTCAGCACGTCAGGGTCTCCGTCAAGTTCGCGCACCCGCAACAAACCACGCGCCGCGTAGCTGGTTGGCGGTGTGCCTTCAGGTTCAACACCTGTCAAGGGTGCGTTGCACGAATCGTAGCTGTAAGGAACAGAGATAGCAAGGTCGAGCAAACACCCGGCGAGGGCGTTGCTTTGTGTTTCCTCCAGTGGCGTAACAGATGCGCTCAGGAGGTCGTAGTGGTAACCGAAGGCAAAGATGTTCCCGCCGTTTTGGATGTCGGCCAAGATGTCCTCGGCCACCTGTTCCGCGTCGCTAATGTTTTCTTTTTGGTAGTTGGTCTTGTCGGCTTGTGCCGGTGGCAAAGACAAGATGTACACCTCCAGATTGTATGACTTGGCCCTTGGGCTGTTGTAGTCGCCACCCGTGTAAACCAAATGCAACAAAGGGTAGTCCTCGAATTTGTCCAAGTCGACATCAGAGGGCGAGCCGTAAGAAAACGTCTTGATGAAATAATGGTTGTCGCAAAAGTCCTGGAACTTCGAGACAATATTGTTGAACGTAATCATGCTATGCGGCTTTTGGTTTGTTGTTCACGTTTGAATGTCAGGTCTTTGAGGTAGGAGAGGTGCGTAAAGGCGTGTCCGACGCTGACTTTCGTAACCGCATCCATCTTGAGTATATCCTCTCCCGCCAAGTTGTAGAGGACGGGGTACCAACCCCATTTCGCTGCAAACTCATCACCGCCTTGGCCTTCTTGATTAAAGAGGACTGCAAATCGCTCCATAGTTCCTGTTCGGAATTCCAAAAAAAAAGCAGCGCCCCAGCCACCACCGGCGCAGGAACGTTTAGGAAGGGCGTAGCGTCCTCTTTTGCTGTGTATGGCGCAATGGTATAGGCGTCGCCCATTTTACGCTCTATGGGCCTGTAAAGGAGGCTCATCGCCTTGTGAGCGTTTGGCCAGAAGTCTTTCGTGTAGCCTTCCATGTCAATCCACTCTCCGGTACTGAACTCTTCCCAATCTGGAATGAAGCCATATTCCACGCCGTCCAGCTTCATGGTCTTGATGTGGGTTGCCTGTTCTTGTCTTTGCAAGTGCTGGATGTGTTGGTCCGCCTTGATGATGAGGGCGTGTGGCATCTTGCGCAAAGTGTCGACAGGCATTTCCGTCACGCTGGCTACCCTCTTGATGGGGTCGTCGGTGGTTTCTAATACCTGCAGATGCTTCAGTTTGAGGTCGAGATACTTTGCTGGAAGTCGGAGCTTCATATTGTTACAAGTTTGCGGGGGTGGTTTCCTCAGGTTATCCAAGGGCATAGCGCCCGAAGTTGGG